ATGAGGAGGCACGAGTGAGTCGTGCAAAGGTTAGTGGGCGGTGAACCCGTTCTGCCACGGCGTTTGCGCGGCGGTGATCGGGGTCATGTCGGCGGCGGTGAGCCCCAGCGCGGCGAGATTCGCGTTGGCGTAGGTCACAAAGTTGGATTGCCAAGCCTGAAACGACGCATCGGGGCCAGGAATGTAGTCAGCCATGATTCAGTGTCCTCTACAATGGATTCGGCGGCTCGCTCGTGCTGCCCCGCACACGCTGCGCTGGGGCGTCCAGCCGCTACCCAAGCCGTCAATCGGCACGCGGAGGAAACTTGATCGTGCATCGACGATCGCGGGTGCCGACTTCACGAGCGCGCGGAGATTTCGGGCAGATTTCCGATCGCGCCGGAACGCCCCGCATCATCTATATGTGGACTGGCCGCTCATGCAGAGAGGGCGTGCCGCCCTCTCCGCACCTCTCCCTGCCCCGAAGAACATACCCCCACCGGCTGAGCAAGCCCCGGCCATTGCCGCTACCCTTTGTGGAACTATCCCAAGGAGCCCAGCGTTGGCGTATCCGTCGGTTGACAAACTCCAGAACACTCTTGCCACCGAGGTGTTCGGCTACGCCGCCGACAAGAAGAAGGCTTCCGGTCGCGCCCTTGGCACGCTCATCGAGATCGTGACCTTTTATACTCTCTGCGCCTGGGGTTTGCGTGACGCGACGGCTATTGAGCGCCCCGCGCCCGAGTTTGCGAACCCGGAGATCACCCACAACGTCGAGTTTTCCGTGCATCCGATCGTCGGCACGAAGTCGGTCACAGTGAAGCCGCTGGACTTGCCGCTGACATCCAAGAAGCTGCTCAAACTCGCAGGCGATCTGCCCGACGGGACCAGCGTCCGCGACGAACAAATCCTCTCGCGTGCCAACGTCATGCGGAACTCTGCGGTCGTTGCCGAACACGCAGGAGGCTTCACGACCGCCCACATCCACGCGGCCAAGCCCGACAGTTGCACCATCGCGCTCACTGACCTCCTCGAAGCACCGTTCGCCATCTTCGAGTGCAAGCGCGTCGGCGTAGAAGAAGGGATGCGCAAGGGGCCGCAGACGATCGAGAAGGCCAAGCAGGGCGCATATGTCGCCCGCTCGGTATCTTCGCTCCAGAAGTTCCGGCTCCAGAGCGGCAAGGTTCAGGGCGTGCTGGACATCGGTAGCGGCAAGCTCCGCACCGGCGACTATGACACACTGCTTCGTCAGCTCATCGACGGCAACGACGCCGATGCGCTCCGGCACTTCATCCTCACCGTCGGCGTGGTCAGCAACCACGGCAACTGGTTCACTGCGGAGAATCAGAACAAGGAACTCAAAGTTCTTGCCCACTCCTACGACTGGCTTCTGTTCCTGACGGACGCGGGACTCGCCCAGTTCATCGAAAAACTGCTCCGCAACCCGGTGGCCGAACTCAAACCCGCCAAGGACGCCTTTCTCGCCAGTTACAAGGCCGAGAAGACCGGTAACTCCTTTACCAAGGTCAAGATCGACGCCAGGGCCGATCAAGCCCTGAAGCGCTACTTCGAGTTACACGAGAAGGAAGTCGAATCGTGGTTTAACGTGATCGCACCCCGCGGCGGCACGCTCGAACAACTCCGGGCGGATCTGGTCAAACTCGCGGGCAAGGATTGGAAAAGGATTCGTCAGTCATGACCGCAGGCCGCAGCATCATCTCGATCAGCCAGACGTGGTGTACGCCACCGAAGTACGTCCGTGCCGTACGCGAGGTTTTGGGCGGAACCATCGCCCTCGACCCTTGCTCCAACCGGCATTCGGTGGTCAGGGCGGAGGTTGAGTACCGCCTCCCGGAACACGACGGGCTGCACAGCAGTTGGGACTTTCCAACAATCTACGTAAACCCGCCCTACGGGGCCGACCGAGAGCGCAGCACGACCATCAAGCACTGGCTGCGCAAGTGCGCCAACGCCCATCAAGAGCACGGCTCAGAAGTGCTCGCCCTCGTTCCCGTCGCCACCAACACCAAGCACTGGAAGGACTACGTCTTCGGTGTTGCCGACGCCATCGCGTTCCTTTACGACACCCGCTTGAAGTTCCTCGTGGACGGCAAGGACGGCGGCAAGGGTGCCCCGATGTCGTGCTGCATGATCTATTGGGGTAGCCACGTCGACCGCTTTGAGGAAGTCTTCCTTCCACACGGCGCGGTAATCGATCTGCGCGCCTTGCACGGCAAGCCGCTTGGCTTGGAGCGCAACGCCGAACACTCGCTGCTGTTCGCCAACGGCACGATGAACGGGCATGGACGATCCAAACGGCGTGCCCAAGGTTGAGGTCGTCGCCTCCGCATCGTAGGGGGGTGCCGGGGGGCGGCAGCCCCCGGCGGTGTGAAACTCTACTCTCACGAAGGGGAATGAATAGGACATGGAATTGCCGTCTTCAGACCTGCTCGACCTGTTCATGAAGTTGCTGCCCGGCTTTTTGGCGGCTGCCGCTTTCCACGCGCTCACGCCGTACCCAAAGCGGGATGTGTTTGAGCGCGTTGTTGCCGCGCTCATCTTTACACTCTTCGCGCAGTTGATTGTTGCCGCGATTCGATCAGTCTGCATCTCGATCGGAACATTGGGAGTCAGTCTCGGGGCGTGGTCGGTCGAGGCCGATTTGGGGTGGGGCGCTGCGGCCGGACTTACGATGGGGGTCGCGTGGGCGCACGTGGTCAACAACGGTCTGACTCACGGTTGGCTGCGCAAACTCGGGACGACGAAGAAGACATCCCTGCCGACACAGTGGTTCAGCGCGTTCGCACAACGCGAACGCTACGTCATCCTTCAGTTCAAGGATGGCCGGCGGTTGATGGGCTGGCCGCTCGAATGGCCCGATGAGCCAGAGGCCGGTCATTTCCTGTTGGAGCGACCGGGGTGGGTGCTGGATGACGGCACGAAGGCGGCCATGCATCAGATCGAGGTATTCTTGGTGTGCGCCAAGGATGTTGAGGCCGTGGAGTTCTTGCGTTTCAATGATGACCGGGCGCTTGTGGACAACCAAACCGAGATAGAATCAGCGAAGTCTTCTCTCGCCAATGCCAGAAAGGAATCTGCGAATGGAAAACAAAGGAACACCGAATCGTCCGATCGAGCAGCGGGGCATGAACCAGCCAGTGACGCGCCCACAGCCTCTGCATGAGGGTTGCAACGGGCCGGTTCACGCAGGGAGCCCGAAGACGCCCGCGCCGATCAATCGCGAGCCTGCGCCGACACCGGCACCGCCCCCGAAGAAGAACTGACTTACGCCGCCACTGTCGCCGTCGTGATCTCCGACCACGGCCCCTTTTCGCCGCGTGTGTTGACCCAGCGGGCCATGTAGACGGCGGTTTTCCCCCCCGCCGCCCTCGCATACTCGGCGCGGAAACTCGGTTTGGTCGTCATGGTCAGGAACGTGAGCGCGGCGGGGTCGGTCGGCGCGGGCTAAGGGTGCTCGTGTGCGCTCAACCGGCCCGCGATCGCCTGCGCATCGGGCACGCCACCTGCGTACATGCGGCAGCCCATGCTCGGCGTGGTCGGCGCGGGCATCCCGAAGAGGTCGCATCCGTTGACGAGGATCGTCGGGGAGGGCCAGCCTCGCCGCAGGTCTCCCTCGGGCAGTGCTTCCTGGTTGATGTCCGAGAAGGTCCAACCTGCGTCCATCGACGCCAGCGCGGCATTGAGGTTGTCGCGCAGCGCGGGCGTGTTGGGACATTCCGGAAAGCCAAGAAGTTCGATCTTGGGTTGAGCGGCGATCATCGGAGCACTCCGCGACGTCCGATCTGGATGCGCTGCGCACCCAGCGAGCAGCCCGAGCATCGAAACAGCGAACCACGTGAGGGGGCGGTGAGCGATGGGCATGCGTCATCCTACGATCGTCCGCCCCCACTTGTTCTACGCCGCCACTGTCGCCGTCGTGATCTCCGACCACGGCCCCTTTTCGCCGCGTGTGTTGACCCAGCGGGCCATGTAGACGGCGGTTTTGCCGCCTTCGCCCGCCTTGAACTCGGCGCGGAAGCTCGGCTTGGTCGTCATGGTCAGGAACGTGAGCGCGGCGGGGTCGGTCGGCGCGGGGCTGTCGGCATCGACGAGTTTCACCCACACCTCGGCCCCGAGCACGCCCGCGGGCCGGGCGCGGCGGGTCGGCGTGGACTCATCCACCAGCCGCAGTTGGTGCGTGAGCCGCTGCCCGCTCTCCACCAGCGCGAGCGGGCGCGACGACGGCGCGGGCGCGGGCGTCGGCGAAGTGTCGCGCACCGTGATCCCCATCTCGGCGCGGTCGGCGTTGGTCGTCTTGGGGTACCCCTGCACAAAGTTGGTCACGGGCCGGACTTCCTTCTCCAGCGCCGCGCGGGCCGCGTCTTTGGCCTGCCGCGCGCCTTCGGCCCGCTGTTGGGCCGCGACGTGCGCGGGATACTGCGCATTCCATGTGTCCAGAGCCTTCTTGAGCGCGGCGAGAAGGTCTTGGTCGAACCCCTGCGACTCGTAGAACTTCGACACCGCGTCGTAGTAGTGCTGCGCCCACGCCGCGAAATCGCCATCGGGCCGGGGCATGTAGTGTTCGCCTGAGCGGGCCATGTTCGAGCCTCCAAACGCCGATGATTCCTCAGCGGGGAACGGCCCCGCGCCAGCGGCGAGCCGCGCCGCTTGGTTCCGAATCGCTCGGACTGTTCTCCCATCGGCTTGGAATGGGCTCCACTTCAGTCAGAGCACATTCCAAATCAACTGGAACAGGCTCCAACCGATTTGGAACACGCTCCGGGCCGCTTGCAGCATGTTCCCAACTTCGCGGAGTGTGTTCCCGGTCGTTCGGATCACGTTCCGAGCCGTGCGGAACAGGGCGGTTGCGCCGCCCGCGCGGGCGCGACGCTTGCGCCTCGGCTTGCGTCCTTTCGGCGTGCGCGTCGTGCCGGTTGCGGTCTTGCGTTGCCTCTTCTTCGTCCGCGCGGGAGCGGTTCGGGATCGCGGGGCGGGCGCCTTGGGCGTGTCGTCGGTGACGAAGCCGCACTCGATGCTGTGCTTGGTCTTGAGCACATCGACGATGTGCTGCCCGTGGTTGGGGGGGCGGATGCCCGAGGAGAAGATCAGCGTGGCGCTGCGGTCCTTGGTGTGCTCGGCGATCTCCGCGCACGCGCCCTCAACGAGCCCCTCCTTGTCCATGAGGTCCTCGACCTCGCTGGCGACGAACTCGCCGGCGCGGACGTGCAGGTCGTCGGTGCTGATCTTTTGGAGGCCCGCCTTGGTGCGCAGCGGTGAGAGGAAGCCCTGCACGATCAGTTCGCGCACGCCCACCTCGAAGCAGACGTGGTTGAGGATGTTGCCCGGCTCGCAGATCGGGCCGGACTTCATGCGGAACGGCGTCGCCGTCAGCCCGATGACGCGTGCCAGCGGGTTCACGACCTTCGCGTCGGCGATGAACTGGCGGTACATTCCCTCGCCGTCGGGCGGGATCAGGTGCGCCTCGTCCACGATGAGCAGGTCCACCGGCCCCAGGTCGCACGCCCGCTGGTAGATCGACTGGATGCCCGCGATGGTGACGGCGTACCCGAGGTCCTTGCGCTTCAGACCTGCCGAGTAGATGCCCACGGGCACGTCGGGCGCGATGTGCCGGAGTTTGTCCGCCGCCTGCTCAAGGAGTTCCTTCACGTGGGCCAGGATGACGACCTGCCCGCTCCACGGCCCGACCGCGTCACGGCAGATCGTGGCGATCACGGGCGTCTTGCCCCCGCCGGTCGGGATGACCACGCAGGGGTTGTCGTCGCGGGTCCGCAGGTGCTCGTACACCGCGGCGACGGCTTCGGATTGGTAGGGACGCAACTGCATCAGGCGTCAGCCTTCCCGCGACGGCGCAGGAAGCGACCGCCCGCTTGTGCGAGGGTTTCCTCGTTGACGTTCTTGGCATCCGCGTAGCTCAGCAGGCGCGCGGCGACCTCCACCTCGGACAACTTGAGCTGGCGGAGCACGCACCCAATACAGAAGGCGACGCCACTCTCGGGGCCGTCACTCTCCTGGCCTTCGGTCTTGGTCGAGGCGGTGGTTGTAACCTGCTCTTCGCCCCATTCGAGGGTGACTCGACGCCATTTCTCAACTTGCGTGCCCATGATTGCTCCCCAGTTTGGTCATCCGCGTAATGGCCACCAGCACCTTGCCGCCCGGCGTTACCGGGCCGCGTTCCACTTCCAGCCGATCGATCTGCGAGTCGTCCCGGTACGCGCCCCCTTTGGCGAGCGCGTCCAGCAGCGCCTTCTGGACGTTGTCGAGGTCGCGCCGGCGGTGATCGGGCGGGCACACGGTGACGCGCACCGCCAGCCGCCCGTCCATCCGCTCGATCTTCATCGCCGCGAGGGTGGCGCACACGTCCTTGCGGTATCGCCGTCCCTCGCGGCTGATGACGGTCCTCGGACCCACACGCCGCCAGATGTGGTTCACACTCGGCGGGTACGGGAGCTCGAGGACTCGACCAGATGGGCTTATCGCTTCCAGGGCGGCGTCCCTCCCGCGCTCCCCGGACCAACGCCCGCGGGCACGCGAGCGCCCGGAGCGCCGCCGCCACCGTTGCCGCCCTTCTTGGCGTAGCCCTTGATCACGTTTGTGAACTCGCCGTTGTCGTCGCGCTTCTTCAGCCCGACGTTGATCTCCAGCGGGATGTTGTGGAACTCGACCGAGTCCTTCGGGGCCATGACCCCGACGGCGCGGCAGATCGCGGAGAGTTCGCCGCGCGCGATCTTCACCGTCATCTCGCTCTTGTTCTCCAGGTTGAGCCGTACCCAAACGAGGCGACCCTTGTACTCACCGTCGATGATCTGGAACGTGGCCTGGAGGTACTTCCCGCCGCCGGCTTTCGTCGGCTTCATCTCCGTCTCGGTAATGACGGCGATGTACTTGCCGGCGGGGATCGGGTCGAGGGCGACGGAGGGGTCCACGTTGTTCGCGTCGAAGTTGTTCAGGTTCGCCATGGGTCAGAGTCCTTTTCAGTTGGTTGCGGCCGCGCCCTCGCTGTGCGCGGCGTCGGTGTTCTGGGTGATGGGTGCGGTGGGGGCGGACTCGCCGCGCGAGGCGGCGACGTGCTCCGCGAAGACCCGGTAGTCGAGCGGCAGTTCCTCGGGGAGGTTCAAGCGGTTCTTGGCGACGTGCGCCGGACGCTCGACGGTGCGGATGATCCGCTCACCGGTGCCGACGCCGTTGTGCTTGGCCTTGTTGAAGGCCTCATCCACCTTGACGGTCAGCACCTTGTAGGTGGCGAAGAGCACTTCATCGGCCCACTCCTGCACGAGCGCGGAGGCGAGCTTGTGCAGCCGGGGGGAGTAGCGGTCGTACGGCACGGTCTCGGGGTTCTCGAACTTCTCGATCTTGGCGTGGGCAATGACGATGACGGTCATGCCACGATCGCCGCGGAGGGCGTCGAGCGCCCCGAGCACCGTCCGCCACTTCTCGATGGCGAAGGCGTAGCCCTTGGCGTACCCGATCTTCTCGATGCTCTCGGCCTGCTCGTCGTCGCAGACTTCGCGCCAGATCAGCCGCTCCAACCAGTCGAGCGAGTCGATGACGACGGTCCTGTACCCGTGCTCGCCGGAGTAGAGCGACTCCAGCGCCGCCATCACATCGCCGAGCGACCGCGCCAGCGGGAACGACTCGCACTCGATGTCGCCGAGGCCGTCCTCGGTCGGGATAAAGATCGGGTTCTCAGCCATCGCGCCGAAGGTGCTCTTGCCGATGCCGTGCGTGCCGTACAGCATCACGCGGCGGGGCTTGGGCCTGCGGCCCTTGGTGATCTGGTTCATGAGGCTGGCTGCGGTCATGGGTTCTCCAGTGAGGTCGAGATCGTGAGGAAAGATGTCGCGGACAAAGTCGCCCTGGCCGAGGCGGACGAGCGGTAGCATGCGGTTCAGGAGGTGTGACCCCTCTCGCGTTCGGGAGGAGTGGAGTCTGCTCGAGTCACGGCGAACGCCTTCTCGCCAAACTCGCGCCGCGCAAATCCCACGAACACCTGATTCAGCTCCTGCCCAACCTCGGTAGTGGCATCCAGCACGATCGCTCGCCGATCAGGATCTGCGGTGAAGCGAGCATCCAGCCTGGTTCTTGACTCCCCTCGCAGGCTCTCGATGGCGAGAATTGCGAGGTCAAGCGTGGCGACCACGTCAGGGAAGTGAACGCTGGAGTCGAATGCATAGCGGTAGACGTTCTGCGACATGGTCTGTCCCTCTGACGGTGATGGCCGACTACCGGATACCTACGCGGTGGCGTTGCCCGAATGCGCGCTACAGGTAGACGCGCAGCCCGGCGTCCTCGAACAGGCGCTGCAACTCGGCAAAGTGCCGCGCAGCAGCGCGCCGCGACAAGCCGAGTTCCGTGCCGATCGAGTTGACGGTGCCGCCCCGAGCGAGCGCGTCCATGAACAGGCGGTGCGTAGCCGAGGGCAGACGCTCCCGCAGGTCCGCGAGATCACGCGCAAGATCGTTCAGCCGCTGCCGTGTGCTTGCTGCTTCCGGAGTTGTCTGATGCCGCTCCACGAGTCTCCCCGAGTCGTCGAGGATCTGATCGTTCAGCGAGCACTGCTCACGCCGGCAGCATCGCTTGTCCGCTGATCGCTCGCGAGCGAGGGAGATGCAGCGCTTGTCGAGTACGAACGAGGCGAACGTGGTCCATGCCGCCACGGCGGGATCGAACCGCTTCAACCGTCGCCACAGGTGGAACCGCAGTTCCTGGACGACATCGTCGAAGTCGCTGGACGTAAAGCCGGCGATGCGGCAGAGACGGCGGGCCTTGGATCGGATCAGCTGGGTGGTGTGTGGGTCGAAGGGGTCGTGGGTGGGATCGAGCATTGGCGAGTGATTCCTTTCGCATGCAGACCATCTGTGTGACGGTCTGAACGAGAGGAATCAGGGCTCGCCGTCAATGACTGGCGGCAAAGTCTTCTGTCATCGAACTGTCATCGAGTCATCGAGTGACTTGGGAGGGCGACGGTGACATCGGCGCCTCGGATCTCGACACCACGGACATCCCGCGTTTGAGCGTGAACTGGATTCGCAGCGACGGAGATGCGTCCAGCAGCTTGGTATTGAGCCGCGTCAGCAACTGCGAGATCTTGGCCCGCTTTCCCGAGGTATACGGCTCTTGCCACACAGCACCATTGCCGGAGTTCATGAGCGTGCCGATCTCCGTATCCACGTTGCCGAGCACCGCGGCTACGAACTTCGCCTCCAGCGCCGTGAGCTCACATGTGTGTCTGACGCCGCGGAACACGATGGTGCGAGGCGGGAACACCCCGTCAGCGCCGGCGGACGCAGCGAGTTCCGGCTTCACTTCGATGCGGGCCGGGTCCGTGTGCACACCACCTGCCGCCGCGAGGCGCTCAGCGCCAATGAGCGGAGGTCCGGTTCTGTAGACAGGGATGGAGACACTGGCGACAGACCGAGGCGATGCCTGCTGGGCGACTTCAGCCAGTCGGGCACCGATATCCACGCTGCCGCAGATGGCATCCGCCAGCGTCACCCGGGCCAGCCAGTCCTCGGGAAGGAGCCGCTCCCCGCTTGTACGTTCGTCGATGGTCATGTAGAGAGTGGGCTGATGCAGCGCCCACTCACGGGCAAGGTACTTCTCGTCCCCGCAGATGTCCGCCACGCACAGGTGTGACGTGCGCTGGGCGTTCTCTACCCGGAAGACGCCCTTGCACAGCGGCTTGACGTCGCCGGCACTGGCGACCAGCGACGCGACGAATTCATGAACCCCATCAGGCTTGAGCGAAACTCTCAGCTCGGCATGCTTCCGCTTTCCCGTGCGATGGGGAAACACGGCGCGCTCGCACTCCGGGCAGCGGTAGTCGTGCCCTGCCTCGTCAAGCCCGCCGAACAAGTACACCTTTCCTGGACAACTGCGGTTCTTCGTGAAGCGGAAGTCGGCGTCCTGTGGGTCAGCGCACTTGACATAGTGCTGATGTGTCGCGGCAACTAACCCATCGCGCTCGAGTGCCACGGCCGCCTGGCGCAAGCCATCCGACGGCTGACGGATCGCTGATCCATCGCGGAGCAGGAGGGCGACATCGTCACGACGGACGCTTGAATCGCTTCTCGGTGGAGAGGACGGTGATGCCATGAGCGTCTCGCAGATGATTCTCGAACTCGACCCGTTCCAAGGCGTTCAACCGGTGATCGGAGTAACGAACCACGTTGCCCTGTGCTTCGCCTTCGGGCGCATCCAGAATCAGGCTGACGCGCTTCTTGCGGAACATGACCTTGACGCTCTCGATGTCTTCGATCCTCAGCTTGCCGATGGCCTTCTCAAAGTGAGCGATCGCATCGCCAATCGACGTGGCGTCATTCTGCCGAAGGCGGATTGCGGGCGAGCCCGCCAGCGGAGAACTGCCATACGAGATCTCGACCAGGACGAGCGGACCGTCCGACACGTCGCGGATGCTGGTGAGGAACGTCTCAATCTGATCGGGATCGGTTGCGACGTTCTCGTTCTCGTACTCGCACTCCTTCTTGAAGTAGGCAGAGGCGATGCGATTGGCGAAGTCGAGCGGCGTGTCAATGCTGACCGAGGAGATGTCAACACGGGCCGCATCAGCCGAGAACGCGAGGATGATCCACTCCGACCTGTAGCCGTGGATCACGCCACCTCCGGATCGCACCAGGTGGTCGGGGCGCTCGGCACGCCGGATGAACACGAGGACCTGATTCTGACGGGTGATGACGCTCTTCAGCTCACTGGTGAGACGGTCTCGGCGCGACTTGTCGAAGGCCGCAAGAATGGCCTTCGCGGACTTGTCGTTCAAGAACGCTGCGAAAGACTCCTTCTGAGCGCGTGGCTTGCCACGGAGGCGAATGCGCGCGAAGCCGGACTTGTGGATCTTATCGAGGTGGAAAACCAGGCGCAGGTCCGACCATCGCTGCTGGTAGATGGCGAAGAGGAGCGCCGTCTTATCCGGATCATCGTCACCCTTCAAGCACGAGGTGACAACGGCGTCTGGCAGAGATCCGCGAGCGAAGTCGAGAACAGCGACCTTGGACTTGAACTGGGAGAACTGCTCAACCAACACATATGGAGTCAGTTCACCGTTGAGCTCGTGGACAGAGTCTCGCATCGTCTGGGTGGATGCCGTCTCAAGCCCATGCGCCTCACAAATGATGGAGAGTTGACGCCCAGTACGTCGCGAGATCCATGCTCCCAAGCTGCCGTTGCTGGCCTGCGCCAGCACGTGCTCGACGTGGACCTCGAGGTCGTCCTTCCAGAATGACTGTGACGGTGATTTCGGTGCCGGCATCGTGTGATTCCTCGCCACGAGCGCAGCACGCTCTGGCGCGGCCCAAGTCAAGATGACCCGGACGGAATCCTAGCCGATTGAACTCACGCAACCGGGTACGAGATATGGTACGAGCGTCCCGTGATGTCCACCACCGGTCATCAACGGACGGATCGTACACCCGTTCAAGAGCCGAACGCACCAGAGGTGGCGATAGCTCTCCACATGGCTCGCTGCTTCCGCCAATCCGGCACCGCCGCGACGGGCCGGAGGTCGCGCTCCGTGATCGGGTCCCGTCCACTCTCGACGCGCGGCAGGAACAGGATCGCTTCCTGAATGTCTGGCGCGAGATGCAGCAGGTTCATGACCTGCGTAACGCGGGCGCGGGTGACGTGCCCGAGGCGGGCGATGTCGGCGAGGTCGCGCACCTCACCGTCACGGATCAGCTGCTCGAAGCGGATGGCGAGCGCCATGAGCCGCGTCACGCGGGCCACGTTGCCTGGCGGCACGGCGACGCTCGCGCGCCTCTCGCCGACGACCGCCTTCTTCTTCCCGCGACGGGTCGCCTGGAAGTGGACCTTGAATTCGATGCGCGGCGCTGCCGGGTTCGTCATACCGCAACCTCCTCTTCGACAACCTCGGCCGCGATCGCCTTCAGGCCATCCACGTGGAACGTCAGCGAGACCGTGCCCGCTGCGCCGTCGTAGTCAACCTGCTGGACGAGTAGGCGCACCACGCGCGCCTGCTCCTTCGGCGTCAGCGTCTCCCACACAGGGTCGAACGCGGCCAGAGCGTCCGCGACCTCCCGCTCGTCCACGATCTGACGGCTGATGGCGACCGAACGCTCCCGCAGCGCGGTCATGGCCTGCTCGCCCGTTCGGATGCGCTCGTTCAGTTCCCCGAGCCGCGCCGCCCCGACGCCGTTGGATGCGCCCGCCTCGGTCGCCAGCGTGCGGATCTCGCGGTAGTGGCGCTTCAGCTCCCGCTCAAGCGTGCTCCGCTCCGTCTCCAGTGCCGCGATGGCGTCCTTCGCCTGCTTCCACGAGTGCTTCATCGTCGCGCCGAGCAAGGCGGGGTCGCGCCCGATGGCCCGGATCTGCTCAACCACGAGGCGCTCGATCTCGGCGGCGGGGATGGACTTCGACGGGCAGGTATGCCAGCCGCGTTTCTGCGCCCGCAGGCAGACGTAGTAGCGGTACTGGATGTTCCCGTTCTTCGTCGAATAGGTGTGCCCCATCGAGCAGCCGCAGGGGGCGCAGTGGAGCAGGCCCTTCAGGAGCGCGCCGTACTTGTTGCGGACGGCCGCGCCGCCCGTGCGCCCGTTGCGGGCCAGCAACTGCTGGACGCGCTGCCAGACAGCGGGATCGACGATGCCCCGGTGCTCCCCGCCGTGGACCTCGTTCTTGTACTTCACCTTCCCGAGGTACGCGACGTTGGTCAGCAGCTTGAACACGCTGTTCTTGTCGAACGGCTTCCCGCCCCGCGCCTTCCCCTTCCGCGTCGTCCACTGCTTGTTGAGCCACTCGCGGCCGTCGATGGCTTTGACGGTGGCGATCAGCGACTGGTGCTCGAGGTACAGCCCGAAGATGTCGCGGACGCGGCCCGCCTCCTCTTCGTTGACTACCAACCGGAACCCTCGCGGGTCCACGTCGTAGCCGAGAATGGGGTGACCCCCGGCCCATTTCCCCTTCCGGCGCGTGGCGGCGATCTTGTCCCGCGTGCGCTCGGAGATGATCTCCCGCTCGAACTGCGCGAACGACAGCAGGACGTTGAGGACCAGCCGCCCCATCGACGACGCCGTGTTGAACTGCTGGGTCACCGAGACGAACGAGACCTTGTGGCGCTCGAACGCCTCCATCATGCGAGCGAAGTCGAGGAGCGAGCGGCTGAGTCGGTCCACCTTGTAGACCACGACGCAGTCGATCCTGCCCGCCTCGATGTCGGCCATGAGCCGCTTGAGCGCCGGCCGGTCCATGTTCCCGCCGGTGAAGCCGCCGTCGTCGTATCGGTCGGGCAGGCATACCCATCCCTCGCCGGTCTGGCTCCGGATGTACGCCTCGCCGCTCTCGCGCTGGGCGTCGAGCGAGTTGAACTCCTGTTCCAGCCCCTCCTCGCTGCTCTTGCGGGTGTAGATGGCGCACCGCACGGCAGGCAACTTGCCGGTGATCTGGTTAAGTCGTTGTCGCGTCATGGTGCCTCCGCACCTTTCGGTGCCTGAATCCCGAAGAACAGGTATCCGTTCCAGTGCGCCCCGGTGACGGCCTGCGCAACCGCCGAGAGCGACCTGTAGATCGTTCCATCGAAGTCAAACCCGTTCGGCAGGACGCGGACCCGGATGGTGCGGCCCCGGTACTCCCGCGTCAGGAGTGCCCCCGGCATCGGGAGCCTCGCGTCGGCAGGGGCCTCGACCCGCTTGGTCACCACCCGGCCGCCGGGGGCGCGGGCCGCCACTTTGACGGGCTCGGCTCCACCGGGCGCTCGCGTGCGGAGGTCGGCGTCGTTGGCGATCTCCATAGCCCGCTGCCGCGCCCGGTCGGGAAGCCCGCCTTCCGCGTTGGCCTGAATCCGCCACGCAATCCGGCGGACGAGGAACTCCTTGTGGTACGACCGCGTCTGCTCGCCAAAGACACCGACGTATTCGCGCCGGAGTTCGCCGACGGTCATCCGCCGCAGTTCGCTCACCTTCTGGCCCACATTTAGCATCGCACATCACCGCCTTTCTCTGGCCGTTAACCAGCGACGCCATCAGGGCGAGGAGGGGGCGGGAGTTCAAGGCATGTTGCCGAGGATTCCGGCAGATTCTGGGCTGGGGCGGGATGTCCCGGAACTCTGCCATGCAGGCGCTGAATCCCGCGAGCGAGGATGCTGGCGACCTCGTCCAGCCGCTCGTCGGGCGACATGTCCGCCGGGTCCGTCGGGTCGGGGCGCAGCGACATCGCGCACTCCTTCGGGAGATGCTCACCCGTCCGTGGTCGGTCGTGGTGATCAGGGATCGGTCGCCCGCGGCACGCCGCCGCTGGCTACTGGATACCTACGCGATGGGATTCCGAAGTCGCGCGCGAGGGTGGCGAGAGCAACCCAGGCGTCAACCGTCGCGCTGAGACAAGTCCTACGGCGATGCAACGCACTCTGCGCTCATCGTTGAGGGCAACGCAAACGCGGACCGCCATGTCGGCGCATTCCATTCGGCGCTGAAACCCCACGGAGAGATACCCCCGAGCACGACGCCATACCGGGTCGGGTCCGTCGCCATCGGGGCCCCCCGGTTAACCTCAAGGAGGTTGAACGACGCATGGATGTGGTCTGGAGCACGCGACCGAAGCGACTCGTACCACGCCAGTTGACGTTCTGCCGAGGCCAGCGTCTGTCCCGGCCAACCGAGAATCTGATTGATCACCACGGCGATCCCCGCATTGGTGGCTGCCGAGATCACTTGCTCGCACATGGTCACATCCAGCGGCTTGCCGAAAAGCGTCTGGCCGAGCGGGTCGATTGTCTCGAGTCCAAACTCAAGGGTGCGGCAACCGCCGCGAGACAGTTCCTGAAGGAGGCCAGCGGTGAGCCCCGCGTTCAGCAACGTTGTGGCACTCCATTCGATGTCAACGCCTGCATCTCGGAGGACCCGGACGAGCGTGCGAAGGTTCTTGACCGTGAACAACGAGTCCTTGAAAGAGAATCGACGGACCCTCGTCGCCTCCATCAGCTTGGCAATGGCTGCTGTTGCCCGAGGCCAGTCGGGCTCGATGTCCACACTTGATTCGACCGCCGGGTAGGTGCAGTAAGTACACCGACCGAAGGCGCACCCCCGCGTAAGCTGCATCGGCAGCGTTACGCGGTGCGGGTCGTACAGGGGCAGCGCGTGCGGGTCGAGGCTGGGGAAGTACTCAAACGTGCTCGTGCTGACATGCGGCCTGCCTCTCACCGATGGAGTGATCGGCCTTGCACAAGATGGAGGGCGACCGGCACCAGCACGGATGCCGATGCCGGGCGGCAATGAACCGGTCCGCATGAGGTGCTGCACGAGTTCAACAAACTGCGTCTCGCAGTGCCCCGGCATGTAGAGGTCGATGTTGCCGCCGTACCGCGAATCAGCGGCGATCTCGTCGGCGAGCAAAGTGACGTGGCTGCCACCCGCAACGACCCGGGCGCTCGGCCAATGCCGCTTGGCGAGTCGCGCGATTACCAGCGCCAGGAACACCTGCGGCGGTCCCATGATGGACAACCCCAACACGGACGGTGGAACGGGGTAGCGTGCGAGCAGATCTTCCGAAACGAGATGCCAGCATTCGGAAGCTGGTTCACAGGCGAGCGCCACGGCCCGCTCGATTGACTCGAACGAGTAGTGCATACCGAGAATCGGATCGGCGGAATCGGGAAGGTGCAGTGTCGGCTCCGTGACCAGCGGGCAAACTGTCCGGAAGTGAGCACGAGCGGCGTGAGTGACCGAGCGATCCTTGTCCTGGTCACCAAGCACGCGGGAAGTCGGAACAGAGGCGTGGATCTTGAACCGGTTGAGGTGCCGCACGCTCAGGTCAGCGACATCCAATCGGATTCCCGCCCGCTCTGCGCATGTCTTGAGCAGATACGGCCCGAGCGGCGGATTCGTGTCGCTCGGCGACAACGGGGGCACAACCACGATGACATCGGGAGGCGGCGCGAAGGTCATGCCGCACCTCCGATTCTCTGCTGCGACAGCGCGAGAGCGTGGACACGTCGTGCCTCCAACGCGTCCGTCAAATGCAGGTCTTCGATCTTCGCCAACAGCGCGTTGGGATGCGGAATGCGATAGGTGTCGATATACGGGATGCCGAGTTCCCGACACCGTTGGTGCAGATGCTCGCCGTGGTGGGTCCGCGAGAGGCCCAGTACCCAGACGACAAGCACGACGCCCGAGATTCGCAGACTGGACTCAAAGCAATTCGGCGATGCATCTCCCTTGCGGGTGCAGCAATGAATGACATCAGCAAGACCGAACGCGGTGCGAAGCCGAGTCAAGGCGCCTTCGCGCCGGTCACCGCCGACGACAACGATCTTCTGCCCCTCAAGAGCAGAGAGAATGGAACGCTGGATTGTGGAGGTCATTTTTCAATCAGCCTTTCGTGAGTACCGCCCGCGGTGTGACCGGGGAAGTGGCTAACGGCGACGATGTGTGTCTGCGACGCCCATGGGGCTGGCGGCATTGGGCCGCACTGTCGCAACGAGAAACTACTGCGTTGAGCGCATCGCGAGCTTGTTGGCCCGCTCCATCTCCTTTGTACGGGTGAGTTCTTTGGCTCGGGTCCGCTGCGCACCGTTAGCATCCAGCTCGATTCCGAGCCCAAGGAGGTGTGCTTGGCGAATCCACCAAAGTGCGGACATCACGGCCCTTCTGGGAGAGACATTCTCCGGCATCGACTTTAACCGCCTCATCTGCTCGTAGGCTGCGTGCGCGGCCTCACGAACATCGCTGTCGGGGTCGATGCGTGACGACATTTCAAGTGTACGGTGTCCCTTGCCCTCCGGGTTGATGTAGAGCGATGCCACAGCGCGCACGAGGCACAAGCGCCATGCCGGAGACCGCTCGATCATGTTCTCGTCGGTGCGAGCGCGGCCGGTGTCCTCGGCCTTCGCGCGTTGTTCCTTCGACCATCGGTCGCCGAGGCGTTCCAGGCAGAAGTTGGCCAGTTCGCCGCGCAGGGTCGTCAGATCGGGATCGGCGGATTGCTCGCGGCCAACGTAATGCTGAAACAGGTTAATCATCGATCCGGGAACGACAGACCACGGCTCTGGCGGCTGCGCCAACTCATCCGGCATTCCTGGCTTGTGTTCTTCGACTGCTTCGGTCCAGTGTCGGAGGTCCCTTGCCACGCACGGGCACGCCATCGTCCTGATCGCGAGCAGCAGAGGCTTCATCCCGCGCCAGACACCCCCGAACTGATAGAGGAGCATGACGCAGGTCTGAACGTGCGCCTCCTCCCACTTGAACTCCTCCCACGGAGCCCGCATCTCGCCCTGCAACAGATGGCCCCATCCTTCACCTGCGGGAGTAGCAGGTTTCATCCGCGCTCGGGCAAAGAGCGGCCGCAACCTGGACAAGTCCTCATTCGCTGCTCGCAGCACTTGTTCGCGCTGCTCGGGGCTGAGCCGTAGCCAGAGGTTCGGATCGGCCTCGTAGACACACCAAGCAAACCACAGCCATGATCGCCGCAACTGGCGCTCAACGGGCTCCGACCCGGCGGCCCGATCCCTCAGGTGCTCAAGGTACGGCAAGCACGCTTCGGCCAACGGCGGGCCGCCTTCCTTGAAATAGGTCCTGTGGTGCGTGCCGCACATGAGCCAATGCTCGATGACATCCTGAACACCGACCGCCATCGCGGCAAGGTATGGATCGTTCGGACACTTCTGGAAAACCGGGAAGAAGAGGGTGAGCGCTCGCGGCCCGATCCCGATCATCCAGTTCGTGAGCGAGCGGCACTCCGTGATGGGCGGCCGCGTCCGGTTGATCTCTTTCGGAATCCGAGGCTGGAACTCCGGGTCCGGCATTGCGCGCTGACACCCCGTGGCAACCAGCGCACCACCGTCAATGACGGACTCCAGGTTGAGGTCGGCGGCGTAGATCAACGTATGCATGAGGCGAACGACTTCGGGCCATCGGTAGAAGTCGAGACGCAGATCACCGCGGACGTATTCCATAAGATAGCCGTCGCCTGTCTCGTACTCCCCTGGCCAACCACCAGTGACGAGAGCGGCCTCGAAGTTGGCCCCTTGCAGGCCCGGCCCGGGCGAGCGAAACGCCCGCGCGATTGCCTTCCACTCCTCCAAACCCATGCGGGGCTTTGGAGGCCCCGATTCCGTTTCCTCGAAAGACGGAACTCGCTGGCTCAGTTGGCCGTTTTTGCCTCCGCATCCGCAGAGCCGGACGAAAGCGATGAGCAACGTCCGGTCGCGGCAGTTGCGGGGATCTGCCACCTTTGCCGCATCGGCAACGATCTTGAGATTGTGTTCCGTCACGAAGTCGAGTGCTTCGTCGTCCGTCTTTTCTGAGCGGAGTACCGAGTACGACAATTCGCCCAGCCATTGGGCATCTGCGGGAGCCCAGCCTGCGCGATCGAAGATCGCAATGGCATCGCTCCGCCCCGACGGGGCTTCAGTTGGTTCAACGATCTTGTGCTTGGTCCGCGCCACGTTTTCCGCCTTCCCTCGTGGGGAATGACTGCCTGTTTCCGCCTCGTCGCCGTCTTGCGCCGCTGCGGCTCGTGCAGGCTGAAGGAGTCACGCGAGTCCTTCTGGAACACGGCTTATGGGGGAGCCAGAGTCCGTGCACGATGCGTGGGAAGTATGTGCCTGATCCACGACGCGGTCAAGACGCCCGGAAGGCCCCCGAGAGCAACCTTTCTGTTTACCTGGCGGGGGGCGTCAACCAGAGAGCGCGAGAGTTTGAGAGGGTTGCCGCCGGTGGGGCGAGAGCAACCGTGGGGGTTGCCTTCGGACCCCGAGATTCGGCTTCAAGATGGAGAGCGCGGCGGGGAGGCCAGGAAGCGCCGAAACCCCTACCGGCGCGGGGCTTTCCGCGACCTCGGGCGGATGGCCCGGAGAGGGCCGACCCGTAAACCAAAACGCCCTCGCGTTTCCGCGAGGGCGTCGGTAACTCCCCGACCAGGACTCGAACCTGGAACCTACCGGTTAACAGCCGGTCGCTCTACCATTGAGCTATCAGGGACCTATTCCCGCGGGTGTTGCCACCCACAGGGCCTACCTTGCGGCAGGTCGAAATGCTAGCCACAGCTATCGCCGCGTCAAGCGTCATTTCCGGACCTGCACGCGGCAACTCCGTCCCCCGGCCAGCCAACCCCGCCCTGGCCAGAGCCCCCTTCATCGGCGCTTCCGAACCGGCAATTCACCCTCACACCCCCAGAGTGAGTGCCAAAGCGGTTTGCCGCCAGCACATATCCACCATTTGATCCAGCTCGTCCACGTGCTTCAGGCCGATCCGCCAGGTTGCTATTTCAAGCAGGTGGAAACTGGTCCGACCTCAGTGGGCTTGGTGGAGGAACCCTTGGCAGGTTTGCCCGATCGTCGCCAC